GCCAAGCGGTGAAAACTATCACACAATCGGTGTTTTACATTTGGCGGATTTTACTGCGGATTGTTTAACGTCCCAAGGTGATTCATCAATTGACCTTGACAACGTTGCATCAACAAAAGAAATACATGGTCACTTTACAAATGTTTCATGTACACAAGGCGAAATCATTTGCTATATTATATAACAAAAATGTTATGAAAGAATTGAACAATAAAATCGTGGCACTTTCGGGAACCCTTTTGTTGGGTGTTGCCGGTTGGTTGATTTCGACCGTTTACACAATACAAGTTGACACCCAAATAATAAAAGAAAAACTTGACAAGGTATTTGAAGACGATTGTCCTTATTGCATACATGCGGCGCATTCGTCAATATCAAGTCACCCTTTGTTGTCACCTACAATCAAACATTCTCATCAACACGTTGGCGGTGAAATAATAAAAACAAACGAATAAAATGAAAGAACTTTCAAAAGAAACGAAATTCAACATGTCAATCGAAACAATCATTTCGTTGGCGGGCGGACTTATTATTGCGACGGGTTTTTATTTTAATTTAAAGGCGCAAATCAATGAAGCAATGTTGCAACCCGAACCGGTCATTTCACGTCAAGAATACGATTTGAAAGACAATGCAATTCGTTCGGAAATAATGAACAACCGGGAATTGATTGAAAAAAACTTTGAAAAACTTGAAATCATTGAAGCGCGTTTGTATGAATTAAAAACCAACTAAAAATGAAAACTTTGTTGCTTGTCTTATTGGCTTTGTTTGTTCCTATCAAATCAGTCCATGCGCCAATTGAAAGCAACGACATAACAGTTCTACAAATCAACGCCCGTTGGAATCAAAACAAAACAATCAACTTGAATGGATTGATTGGTTGCAAAGTTCAATTTGCCTGGCTTGAAAATCAAAGCGACAAAATGAAATCACAAATTCAAACCGTTCCAACAATTGTTGTTTACAAAGGAACGCGACCGGTCAAACAATGGGCGGCGGATTTGTCATTTTCACTTGACATTGATTTGAATGAAATACAAACCTATATTGATAAAATACGATAAGCATGCCAACCCCAAGGGAAAATGAAACGCAACAAGAATTTGTTTCGCGGTGTGTAATTGACCAAGAATCAATTCAAGATTTCCCCGACCGGGAACAACGACTTGCGTTTTGCTATTCACAATTTGACCGGTACAAATCGGAATATATAAAAAAAGATTTTGTTGACGATTGGCGTTCGGCGTTTTCAAAGCGTTTGAAACGTGCTGAAAACCGCCTTGTCGCGCGTTTAAAGCGTTTCTACAAACGAAACTATTTTGAAGCGATTGACACGTTCATTCAAACAAATAACATTCAAACTGAAGGTGTTTTTAAAAACGACGATTGGAAAAATATATATATTGCAATTTATACCGACATCGGTTTGGACTTTGCGAAATGGTATGCAAACAACTTTCGTTCATTCCTTCCAAAATCTTTTGATTCTGAAAAACTTGACGACGTGTTTCAACAAGCGTTCAATTTGTATGCGTTGGAACAAGCCGGGTCACAAATTGTTTTGGTTCGTGGAACTGCATTGCAAACTTTGAAAAAGATACTACAAAGAAGAATGCAAGACCCTGAATTCAATTCACTTGGTGAACGTGAACGCGCCCGGATTTTACGTTCAGAGTTCACACGATATTCCGATTTTCAAGCGCGCCGGTTGGTTCGTACTGAAGCAACAAACGCGGCGAACCTTGGTGTCGAACAAGGCGCGACAACTTTATTCCCGCCCGACCAATTGAACAAACGTTGGTTGACTGCGCGTGACGGTCGTGTTCGTTCTTTTTTTAATGGTGACAAAGCCGACCACGTTCAAATGGAATCACACCCGGACATTCCGTTTGACGGATTTTTCAATGTCCCAAGTGAATTCGGAAGTGATAAAATGCGACGCCCCGGTGACCCTTCCGGAACGGCGGCAAATCGAATCAATTGTCGTTGTTCAGTTGTTCCAATTCCGATTGAAGGTGCGCAAGCGCGTGAAGGTTTGACGGGTGTTGGTGTTGGCTTGTCCGGCGCGGGAACTTCGTCAATTGTGTAAAATTAAAATTTGTAAATTTGTAAAAAATAAAAATATGTCAATTTTATTCAAGACCGCGCCCGTTGGGGAATTGCTTGACGCCGATGAAAAGGCGGGCATTGTCAAGGGTTACGGTTCGTATTTTGGGAACAAAGATTCCGACAACGACGTGATTGTCAAAGGCGCATACAAAAAGACCATTGAAGAAAACGGCGAACGTGTAAAATACTTATATCAACACGACATGTTCAAACCAATCGGAAAAATGGTTGAACTTCATGAAGACGACAAGGGACTTGTTTTCGTTGCCGAGGTTGCAAAAACGCAACTTGGAATGGACACGATTGAATTAATGAAAGCCGGCGTCATCACGGAAAATTCCGTTGGAATCATGCCAATACAAAAACAACAAAAAGGGGATATTCGCGAAATATCTGAAGTCAAATTGTACGAAATAAGCGCGGTCACAATTGCCGCCAATGACCAAGCGAAAATCCTTGACGTAAAAAATGAAACGTTGACAAAACAACATTGTGAACGTTTTGAAAAACTTGCCAAGCTAATACGCAAAGGCAATATCTCGGACGAAATGGGATTGTCCATTGAAGCCGAATTGTTGAAGCTAAAATCATTGTTTGAACAATTCACAACGCCGGTTGATGAAACCACGTTGCCGAAAAACACGGTTGATGCTGACGAACCTTTTAATTATATGTTGAACCTTCTTCAAAAATTTTAATCATGGAAGAAAACACAAAATCTCAAATTGACGCGATTGCAAAAGAAATCGAAGTCAAATTTGAAAACGTTGCGTCAACTAACAAAGACGAATTCAACGCGTTGACTGAAAAATTCAACGAACTAAATTCAAGAATTGACGCCCAAGAAGTAGCGACGAAAAAATTCAATGAAAGTCGTGAACCAAAATCATTCAAAAATTCACTAACAAAAGCAATTTCCGAAGGTGCGCTTGACGCCCTTAAAAACGGAACTGCGCGTTCCGCAAAATTCGATATCAAAGCGGGCGACATGACAACCGCAAATTCGTACACCGGTGAAGTTATTCCGGCGGACAGAGTTGCGGGATATAAGTTTGACCCAACGCGTTCAACACACGTTCGTCAACTTATTCCAACGGGTTCGACTGCGTCGGACGTCGTTCGTTTCGTAAAGGAAAGCGCGTATGACAATGGTGCCGCGGCAACCGCTGAAGGTTCTACAATTGCACAATCTGACTTTGATTTCACTGCAAGTGATGCCAACGTTCAAAAGATTGCGACCTATTTTAGAATTTCAGAAGAAATGCTTGCGGATACGCCACAATTGACAAGCTATTTGTCATCGCGTGCGCCTGAAAAACTTTTGGAAGTTGAAGACACACAAATCCTTTCAGGAACCGGAGTTGCCCCACAATTAAGTGGTATCATCACCGATTCAACTGACTTTGCAGCGGGCGGGTTCGCCAACGCAATTGAAAGCGCAAATGAATTTGACGTGCTTACTGTTGCAATGAACCAACTTGCACTTGCAAACTATCAAGCAAATTATATCATGATTAATCCAACGGATTTCCACAAGATATTGTTGCTTAAAGATTCAAACAACAACTACTTGAAAGACCAATGGTATCAAGGTTTGGAACCACGTATCAACGGCGTTCCCGTAGTTCTTTCAACTGCAATCACTTCCGACAAATACTTAATCGGAAACTTTAACGTTGGAACACAACTTTGGATTCGTGACAATGTTTCTGTTGAATTCTTCAGAGAAGACGGAACCAATGTCCGCGATGGATTCGTAACGTGCCGCGTCATGGAACGCGTTGCGTTAACCAACTACTTACCAAACGCATTTGTGAACGGTGATTTCAGCGTTGACAAAGCCGCGCTTGAAACTGCTTAATAAGTAAGCAAATAAACCATAAAAGGGGCGCATTTGTGTCCCTTTTTTTTGTGTCTTATATTCGTAGAAATAAAAAATTTTCTTTTTTTTTAAAATTTATTTGCAATTAATAGAATTTATTTATTATCTTTGGGGTATCAAACAATGAAATAATAATGAAAACAAAATACACACAACACGAAATCAAATGCGCAATCGCAAACACCAAAAGAATCTATTTTAGATATTTAAAAATGAGTGAAACAAATGATTCTAAGTTTTTAAAAATTTGGATTGAGGATTTAAAAAATGAATACAACGAACTTGTCGAAATGATTTCAGACAAAAAATGGGTCAAGGATTGTTGCATTAATTTAAAATAAAAAACCC